GATTTCCTGAATGATCTGCTTGAGGTTGGGAGAGAAAAAAGCGACATAAACAAGCCTGTTAAGATTGCAGACTAACGCAGAAATGAGTAGCCGAAGGTCTACTGGATTGACTTGTTGTGGCAACATTGAACAAGGAGAATAGATGGACCATAGTGAAATGTGGGCATATGAAGAAGCATACAACAACGCGACCGGCGAATCGGCAACGTATCGAAAAGGCTCTAGCGATTACCACTCGCTTAAATTCGTAAAGTGGTTGGTGGCAGATATTGAGAGGATTCGTGAAGAGTATACAGAGGTATCTGTTGAACGCAGTCGGATCAAGGCAGAGGTCGAGCGGTTGTGCGATCTTCTTAGAAGGATCTATTCGATCCGGGGGTTGTGGCTACCAGATGACGGTTGCCCAGAGGACGAGGCGCTAGCGCTTGACACCCTGCACCGGGATTTATTCAAACTGGCTATCAGGTATAAGTGGGTTGGAGGGCCAGAAGTTAGGCGCGAAGCATGTTGGGAGGAGCAAACACAATGACGGAACTGGACCGGACCATGGTAAGAGAGCCTGACATTGATTAGGAGAGGGTGATATGCAAGACCTATCAGCAAACGTAGAACAGATACAAGAGCATCAAAACGGTGAGCCAGTACGACCAGTACAACCACAACCAGGAGACGGTGACTACTTCTCTATAGACGAATACTGGGACAAACTCAGAGAACGCAAGAGGCGCAGGCAACCACGCACAGAGTATTACATGGGCGTAGAAGTATGAAGACGAGAGTCCTATTAGGCTTTGTCATCCTATGGTTAGCCGGTAGAATCAAGAGCTCACGCTTATTCGATAAGGGGTGGAATCTATGCGTAGGTTCGCAAGGGTTGACGCTAACCAAAAAACGATAGTAGCAGCATTACGGAAAGCAGGAGCCACAGTGCAGAGTCTAGCGACAATAGGTAAAGGATGCCCAGATCTACTTGTAGGGTTCAGAGGACAAAACCACGTACTAGAGGTTAAGGACGGCGATAAACCACCCAGCGCACAGAAGCTAACACCAGACGAGAAGGATTGGATAGAACAATGGCGAGGGCAAGTAGCTGTAGTCAACTCAATAGAAACAGCACTTAAGGAGATAGGAGCACTATAATGGCAGGTAAAGGAGACAAGCGCAGACCAACCAACGAAGAGAGGTACAGGAAGCACTACGACAGGATATTTCGTGAAACATGCCCCTCATGCGGTTACGACTACCTAGAAGAGCTGGCAGCAGAACCAACAGGAGAGTGTGACAGATGTGGAAAGCTGATGTGTACCAGGTGTGAATGCGGAGGTGGGCTGTGTGACAGTTGCGAAGGTATTTGATTTAACCGATAAACCACTGACCAAGTGAACAGGAGAAGGCAATATGGGTGATATTAGCATTAAGAAAAACATGTTCTGCGATATATGCGACAAGGAACACGTAGATATTGCAGTGAGGCTCAATGATGATGGTGGCGGATACGAGGCGAACTGGGTTCTTATCTGCGAAGAATGCCTAGCAAAAGCACTAGAAATGATCAGGTGTAATAAACCAACATGAGAATAATTGTTGACACTGAGCACCAACATGGTGTATAGTCTCAACACATGTGGAAATCTCGCATAGTCTCAGAAGGCACTGAGGCACAGGATCAGCTATTAGCAAATCCGTGTAATCCACGTATCCATCCACAAACACAACAGAAAGCACTACAAGCGAGCCTGGCCAATATCGGCTGGGTTCAGCGCATTCTAGTCAACAAAAACACAGGCCACGTAGTAGACGGTCACGCCAGAATAGAGCTCGCCATATCAAACGGTGAGACAGAAGTTCCTGTAACATACCTAGATCTAACCGAACAAGAAGAAAAGCTAATCCTAGCCACCTATGACCCCATCTCAGCTATGGCGGTCAATGATCAGGATATGCTTAACGATCTAATCAAAGACATAGACACAGACAGTGCTGCCCTGCAAGAGCTGCTAGATGATCTAGCCACAGAGGCGCCTGTAGTAGGACAGACAGACGAAGATTCAGTGCCAGAGGTCAAAGAAGACCCGAAAAGCGAGCGCGGAAAGATCTATCTGCTTGGCAGGCACCGGGTTATGTGTGGGGATAGTACAAGCGCGGAGTGTGTTGAGCAGTTGATGGACGGGCAGAATGCAGACCTATGGATTACAGACCCACCTTACAACGTGAACTATGAAGGTGGGACAGGCCTGAAAATAGAGAACGACTCTATGGACGATAAGTCTTTTAGGTCATTTCTTGTTTCTGCCTTTGGATGTGCGTTTTCTGTTATGAAGCCCGGAGCCTCTTTCTACATTTGGCACGCTGACCTTGAAGGATATAACTTCAGAGGAGCGGTAAAAGACTGTGAAGAAGATGTGAGGTCGTGCCTTGTTTGGAATAAGCAGAGTCTTGTTTTGGGTCGTGGAGACTATCAGTGGAAGCATGAGCCATGCCTTTACGGGTGGAAGAAGGGTGCGTCGCACGGGTGGTATAGCGAGAGGAAGCAGACAACGGTTCTGGACTTTGACAGACCATCAAGAAGCTCTGACCACCCAACAATGAAGCCTGTTGACCTCTTCCAATACCAGATTGGTAACAGCACCGCACCGCATGGCGCTGTGCTTGATACCTTCTTAGGGAGTGGCACGACAATCATCGCCTGTGAGAAGCTAGGCCGCACATGTTACGGCATGGAAATAGACCCACACTATGTAGACGTAATCCGCGAGCGGTGGGCAGAGTTCGTACATGGTGAAGGTTGCGATTGGGAAGAGCTAACACCAGCGGAGCAACCAAATGGCTAGACCTCCCAGAGAAATAGACTATTCCATCATAGAGGGCCTGGCACGTATCCAGTGCACCAACGAAGAGATAGCTGCAACCATTGGCTTCTCAGTCTCAGGATTCCACAAGCGCAGAAAGAATGATCCTGAATTAGTAGAAGCCCTAGAAAAAGGCCGTGAAGTCGGAAAGATGAGCCTGCGCCGGTTGCAGTGGGACGCAGCCAAGGGTGGCAATAATACTATGCTGGTATGGCTAGGCAAACAGTACCTAGGGCAATCAGATAAGCAGGAAGTGAAGCAGAGTGGTGAGATCTGCATGTTCGGCAAGAACGCGCCAGTAGAGGACGTTTAGCATGACCCCCCTGGCCTCTCAGGTTCACGTTCCACGTGGGCCCCGAAGCCCAAATTGGGGGGTATTTTTAGGGGACGTGTGACTTGAAGGACTACGAACCACACGGAGGTGCGGCGAAGGTATGGAAGTGCAGAGATCCAGAAATATTGATGGACGGGCCTGCAGGCACCGGCAAAACGCTTTCTGTGCTGTTCAAGTGTCACATAATGTGCATGAAGTACCCAGGGGCTAGAATCCTACTCACTCGCAAGACACGAGCATCTATGACGCATACAGTTCTGGTAACACTAGAGGAGAAGGTTCTCGCCCAGCAGCCTAGCCTAAAGGCAGGGGCAAGGAGAAGCCACAGAGATTCATACAGGTATCCAAACGGCTCAGAGATGATCTGTATCGGCATGGACAACGCAGAGAGAATCATGTCCCTAGAAATAGACGCCGTCTTTGCCTGTGAAGCCACGGAACTAACGGAAGACGATTGGGAGAAACTTTTGACGCGCCTTCGCAATGGCAAGATGCCATACCAGCAGGCGATTGCCGATTGCAATCCCAGCTATCCGCGTCACTGGCTCAAGGTACGTGCAGACGAAGGGCGTATGAGTCGGATCACATCGAGGCATGAAGATAACCCAGCAGTTACTAAGGAGTATTTGGATAGGCTGTCAAAACTCAGTGGACACCGTAAAGCTCGCCTATTCCAGGGGACGTGGACAGCAGCAGAAGGTCTTGTATACGATACTTGGGACAGCAGTGTATTTGTTAAGCGTCTGGACGAGTACGAGCCCAAACGAGTCATTGTAAGCGTGGATGAGGGCTACACAAACCCTTGCTCTATGCACGTTCACTTGATCGACGGTGACGGAAGAGACTACATCCGGCATGAGTTCTAGAGGCTGTGGTGGTTGACCCTAGTGCCAAGAAGCTAATCGTAGACATCCAAGACGCAGACCTTCCTGTGATCGGTGCCAACAATGACATAACAGGCGGCATTCAGGCTGTCCAAGAACGTTTGGAAGTACCTGGAGACGGTAACCCGCGACTAGTCATTGATCCAGATTGCAAGAACGCAATCATGGAAATGGAATCATACCAGTGGAAAGAGAACAAGGACGGCACCAAGCAGGACAAGCCAGAGAAAAAGAACGATCATGCAATGGATGAGATCAGATACGGGACTATGTACCTAGCAGAGAACAGCGGAAACTTTGAGGTGTTTGCAATATGAGAGACTTTCACACAGAACGAATGGCAAGGGCTCTTGATACCCTCAAAGCCGCTAGAGAATACCAAGGAAAGCGAGTTACTGATACGGGCGCACGCGGTTGGTATCCTATGACGCAGTACGGGTGCGGTGGTGTTGACAAGGCATGGGACGCACAGCAGCTAGCCAACGTATACACCAAATCAGGTTTGATATGGGCTTGCATCAAAGAGAAGGCAAGCACACTAGCAGACCTGCAACTCGAAGTAGGCACGAAGAGCAGTGATGGAACATTTGAGCCAATCGAGGATCACGATCTACTGGAGCTG